TGATGAAGGATACAAATATATCAAAATGTTCATGTATATTATTCATGATTTAGAAAAGGATGATATTGCGCATCCAAGACAATATTTTGAAAATGCTCAGATGTATTTAAAGAAATCATTAAATTATTTCCAATCGATAACAATATCTGTCCCTGAGGAGAAATATATTCATTCATTAAAATACAATAAGTTTGAGCAAACTAAATTATCAAATCGGATTGGTAAATTATGTAAGAAATTACATCAACATTGTTATTATTTATTGTATAATTTATCTTTACGTTTTAATGAAGATTTTTTCGAAAAACCAGATATCTATAAAACAGAAATAAATTTAAATGCGGATCAAGTTGAAGAATCCAATACATTCACTGAAAAATGGGAATTATATTAAGTTTAAATTTCATTGAATTAAATCTTTTGTAATGTATGAATCTACTGAAGATAGAACCAGATCTTTTACTAAAAAAAATAGATAATCCGATTCGTTCTTATCAATATACATGTTTCAATGATTTAATTGAATATAATATTCCTATCAATATTTATAGTGATTATTTATTAAGTATTGAAGAATTTAAATTAAAGAATATATGGAATCATATTATTGTAAGATGGAATAAAATGAAATTACAAATGGTTCAAAATAAAGAATTTCAATCAAGTGAATATTCTAAAAATAATTATCAGCAAATTCATACTAATTTAAATGATGAAGAATTGAATGAATTATTAAATAAATTTAGTAATAAAAATCATTTCAAAAGTATTTTTGCAATTAATTGTATCCAGAATTATATTTATCCGATATAATTTTCTAATAGATAGTATAAAATAATATGGGGAAAAGGAAGCCTAGTTCAAATTTCATAAAAGCTGGTGAAGCATGGCGTGCGCATTTAAATGACTATCGTAAGAAACATCCTAATATGTCATTAAAACAGCAAATGAAAGGTGCTAAGAAAACATATAAGAAATCGAAATCAGGATCAAGCAGTGTTGTTGTTAAAACTCCGAAAGTAGAAGTTCGTATTCGCCCAAGAAGATCTAAACTTCGTAAAAAAGCACCTAGTAAAAAACAACGTCGTAAGAAGACGAAAAAGAGATCAAAAGGTCTTTTCAGTATATTTTAATTCGAAGTAAATCTATTTAAACATATTTTTTATAATTTTAAGTGTTCAATACTTAGAATCATGCCTAATAAAAAGGGAGGTAAAAAATTTAAGAAAGGTAAAAAACAATCCTTTCATGAGAAAACATTAATTTATAAAGATCCTAAAGAAGATCAAGAATATGGTAAAATTATAGGAGCATGTGGTAATGGAAGATTTAATGTATCTTGTTTTGATGGTAAAGATAGATTAGGAATTATTGCTGGTAATATGCGTAAAAAAATATGGGTAAATAAAGATGATATTGTTTTGATATCAAGATGGGATTTTACAACTGATAATGAAAAATGTAGTATAATTCATAAATATGATAGTGATGAAGCTAAAAAACTTCATAAAGAAGGTGAATTCCCTGAAAATATTAAATTCGATTCTGAGTTTGATTTGAATGATCCTATTATGGATGATATGATATCATTTGAATATAACAATCCAGAAAGTGATCATGAAGACAATAAAACTGATTCGGAATCAGAAGAAGAAATAAATATAGATGATATTTAATTCAGATTAAATAAAATATATTATTCATTATATAATATGGTACAAAAGGGTGGACAGCCACCATTATTTGGATTAACAGCAGCAGCAATGGAAACAGCGGCAAGTATATTTCCTTCAGGACCTGCGCCTCTTGTCTTATTAGGGGGGGGTAAAAAGAGAAGGAAGAAAACTAGAAAGAGAAGTAAAAGAAAATCAAATAAATTTAAAAGAAGTAGACGTAAATCATTAAAACAGATGAGAGGTGCTTTAAAAAAATTAAAAAGGACACCAAGCGGTCATAAATTTAAAAAGAATGGAAAAAAGAATGGAAAAAAGAATAAAAAAAAGAAATAGAAGAATAAAATTTGATATTTAATTTAATTTTTATTTAATTTTTATTACTGTAAAATTAATAATGATTTATGTTTTTACAGATGGAGCATGTAGTAATAATGGTAAAATAAATGCTAAAGCAGGAATAGGAATTTATTTTAAAGATAATGATCCAAGAAATGTATCTAGAAGAATTCAAGGGAAACAAACAAATAATACAGCAGAATTATTAGCTGTGATAGAAGTATTTTCTATATTAAAAAATGAAATTTCATCTAATGAAGAGATACATATTTATTCAGATTCTGAATATACAATAAGATGTTGTGGAGATTATGGAGAAAAATCGGAGAAGAGACAATGGAAAAATAAACAAGGATATATTCCAAATCATGAATTAGTTCAAGAAATCTATGAATTATTTAAATTTAATCCTAATGTTAAAATTCATTATATCGCTGCTCATACAGGTTTAACTGATGAATTATCAAAAGGGAATGAAGGAGCCGATAGATTAGCTAATCTATCAATTAATTCTAATAATTTAAGTAATGTGCGCAAGAAACAAAAATATTATTTAACTATTCCTTATTTACAGAAGGATATCGGTAAAAAATTGGGCGCAAAATGGGATCCTAAAAAGAAAAAATGGTTCTATGATGGTTTAACCACCGATGAAAATTTCAAGAAATTAAATGAATTATTTTAAATATAATATATAATTATCATTACCTACGTTAGATATTAATTTAATAGATTGGAATGTTGTAATCTTAAAAAGAAACAAACTAAACGTTGTTAAGCAATCATAGGAGCAGTAATTTTAGGATAAGATGTATAATTTTTTATTGTAAAATATTCTTCGTTTAATGAATCAATATCAGATAATTCATCTGATATAATTAATTCAGGGAATTGATAAGGAACTCTTTGAATTTGCTCTTTTACCGCGTCTATATGATCCGCATAAATATGAGTATCCCCTAAAATATGGATTAATTTGCCAGGTTTATATCCTGTAATTTTTGCAAGAATACATGTTAGAAATGAATACGAAGCAATATTAAATGGTACTCCTAAAAACATATCACCTGATCTTTGATACAATTGACAATTAAGAGTTTTATCTTTAAGATTAACATTGAATTGACACATTACATGACAAGGAGGTAGAGCCATTTTATCAATATCAGATGCGTTCCAAGAATTTAATAGTATTCTTCTTGATGTAGGATCCGTTTGAATAAGTTCAATAACATTTTTTAGCTGATCAATACCCTTACCAGAATAATCTGAATAACATGAATCATATTCCGCACCAAAATGACGCCATTGAAACCCATAAACAGGTCCTAAATCACCTTCCTCATAAGATAACCCACGACTATCAAGAAATTCTCTCGATGAATTTTGATCCCATATATGGACTTTTTTATCTTGTAATTCTTTATTTGAAGTTGATCCACGGATAAACCATAGAAGTTCTCTTAAGATTGTTTTGTATCCCATTTTCTTGGTTGTAAGAAGTGGAAAACGATCCAGATTAAATTCCATTTTTTCACCGAATAAGGATAATACTTTACTATTACGAGATTCAGTTTCAATTCCTTCATTCATTATCTTCTTAAGAAGAGTTATATATTGTAATTCATCTTGATTAATATTATTTCTATTTTGATAAACATTGAATGTAAAATCAATTGAATGAACGGTTTCCGGATTTTGAATATATTGATCCATTGATGAATGATCTTTAAGATGAGGTCTTTGACAGACTTCATTACATATTTCTGATTTTTGGATTAATTGTTTATTATAATATAATTGTAAAGGGAAATCATGAGTATTTTTATTTCTTTGATAATCATTTTCAAATCGTGTTACGTACAATAAATCTAAATCATCAATAAATTCATCTTTACAACACTCCTTAAAGATCTTTGTTCCACCAATTACAAATATTTTTCCTTTACTATTTTGTGAAGACCATTCGAAAGCTTCTTGTAATGAATGAAATACTTGAACTGAATCTGATTGATTAATTTCATTTTCATGAGAATTAGTTAAAATAATATTGATTCTGTTCTTTAAAGGTCTTTTATCTTCAGGAATACTTAACCATGTATTATATCCCATAATTAAAACATTTTGATTGTCTTCTGAATAGTTAGATGTAGTGATCTTATAAAAATATTGAAGATCTTGTTTGGATTGAATTAATAATTCATTCTTTTCCCCAATTATATTATGATTATTTACAGAAACAATAATATTATATTTCATTTTATTTCTTATTATTAATTAAGAAATTAATCTTTAATATCAAATTTATTCTAAACTATTTATATATAAATGAAAGATAATACATTTTTTATACTTATTATTCTTCTCCTTTTATTCTTTTTTATGAGACAAAATGAATATAATTATCAAATTAATATCGTAGATTCTTCCGATGAAGAAGATGATAATATTATTCGAGAACCAAAACGATATTATGATTCTAAATATCATACAAGAGGAAGAATGAGAATTAATGTACCAACAAGAGGAGAACCACCTTCGTATCAACAAGTAGGTATCTTAACTGATACAAATAATCCTGAAAATATAAAACCATTGTATGGAAGACAAACTTACCGAGGTTCAAATCAATGGAATTATTTTACATCACTTGATTCACATTTAGCAACAAAAATACCAATCTATTTATCAGACAAAGATTGCACTGATGAATATGGTTGTAAAGAAATGAATAAAAATGAATTAATTACTATAGGAGATCCGGGAACAGAATACAAAGTTAATATTTATCAAACAGCAGCACCACGCTATATACCATTTTAATCTAATTTATCAATATTTACATTATCAGGTCTTAAATCTTCATCTAAATCTTCTTCTTCATCATCTTCTTCTTCATCATCTTCTTCTTCTTCTTCTTCTTCTTGATCCGGCTGAAAAGGTGTAACATATAAATATTTACTTGTTTCGCGTAAAGCATCAATGAAATCATCAAAATATAAAAATAGAAATTCAAATCTTGTTATCACTGTTTTTTCTCTTACAATACTATATCTATCATCTATTTCATGAATAATTTCATCTAAATTATTATCTTTATCATCACTGTCTGTTTCATTATTGATTAATTCATAGAGATTATCTAGTGAACTATCTATTTGATTTAATAAATATTTCCTTTGTTTATAAGATAATTCACAATTATCTGAAATTTCATTTAAAACTTGATTGTACGTAAAATAAATAGGATATTCTAATAATTTTCCATTCTGAATAGGATCAAAATTATCCTTTGCTATGAAAGATAATTTATTACCTTCCGAAATTAAATATTTTTCAGCTATGTTTACTGTCTCATCATTTAATAATTTTAAATTTTGAAGAGCTATTTCAATCATATTAATACTGTTTATTAATATTTCCTTAAATAAAAATTTTCTTAAAAAGATAATTATTAATTTTAATGGTTTTTACCCCCCATCCCTTCAAATAAAACTTTCTGTAAAGGAACAAATAAATAAATAGATCCGAAATACATAATCAAACCAACAACAGTGGCATGAACTAACAATAATAAGTTCTTATCTTTAACATGAATAACACTATCTACGAACTTGAATGTTGCTGGGTGAGCAACAATTAAAAAGACAAGAGCGGCGAAAACTGAATGTTGAATCATTGTATCATGGAGTTTTTCATTAATGAAACGACGACCTTCCGAAAGAATCTTAACCATTTTATAAGTATAACAAATAAAAAAAATAAACTAAATTAATTTTCTAAAAATTCCTTGCGAACAAATAATCCTCTAACTTGAACATATTCGTGAACTTTATTTGTTAAAATAATCGATGTCATTTGTTCATAATTTTTGGGAGTTTCTAAAATAATAATATCAAATGGAACATGTTTAAATAAATCCCATGCTGGATTTTTAGCACAATACAATAAAACATTGAATGAATTATTCATTTGTTTTACTTGTTTTGCTAACTTTGTTTGTTTCCATTTATCAGTAATATTATATGTATTCCATCCTTTATCCTTTTCTATATTCGTTAAAAATTCGCTTTCTAATCCTAGGATGGTAGCTTGATCATTAAATAATTCTTTTATATATTTCTTGAAAGGATGATCAGTAATATTAATATCATTAATTAATTCTGGAATATTGATTGTTAAACCATCTACAGTAACTTTCACTGGTTTATATTGATTAATATTATGAACACTTAATAATTGTATTGTATCATAATAATTATCCATTTTGCGATCAACACCATTATTATAATGAAAATATTTACCTTCATTATCTGTATCCGACCATTGAAATCCTCTCCGTTTCCAAAATTCTCTTGTATGACATAATGTTGATTCATAAATTTTAACAGGAGACTCTGTCTTATATAATTCTTTTCCATAGATATCATAACAAAGTGTAGTATCACAATAAATACATTCAGCTCCTGTTCTTTTCATAAAAGCTATTTTTCTCTCAATACTTTTAGGATTATAAATACAATCCATATTCATATGAAAAATAATATCATGACTTGACATTCCACATCCATAATCTCTTAAGAAACCTTTGGGTAATGAATTCCTTTTCTTTTCATAATACAAATAAGATTTATTCGGTTGTTTGTATCCTTCTTCAATTTGTTCCGTAAATTTCTTTATTTCTTCTTCATTTAAATGAAGATACAAACATCTTTCAATATCACAAAAATAACTCATTAAATTTTCAGGACCATCATCTACAATAACTAATTCTAAGGATTCTTGATTCTTAAAGTTCTTAAAATTATTCAATAGTAAAGGAATAAATTCTTTTTCACCATGGAAAATAGTTATAATAGAAACTTTTTGAATCTTCTGAACTACCGACATGTATTATTCTGATAAATACAATTTTCCCTTTAAATAAACTTAATAGAAACATATGATACGAAATTATCAGAATCAGTATTTACTTTACTTATCCCTTTCGTATATTTAGTTTCAAGTGAATCATAATATGCTTTGATATAACCCTTACGTTTAACCTTTTGTAATTCCATATATCTGAGAAGACAATAAATACTATATGGTCCACACGCTAAATGAGGATTCTTTTCATATTTCTTACGCATCTCCCGACTATTCACATCAATTATTGTTTGTATGAATTTTTTCTCCATATCTATTTTCCATTTCCTCCTCTGTGCCACTGACAATGATAAATTTTCAGAATATTTAT